CGGTCAACGTCGGAAACGGGCGGGAAAATCTCGTTATCCTCGCCCGTCAGCGGCTGCCCCACCATCAAACCGCCGCCGTCGGGCGTATCGGTCATGCGCTGGCTGGGGTAAATCTGCAAATCCTGTTGCGTCAAGCGCGTTGTTTTTTCCATTTTTGAAACCTTTTTAAATCCTGTTTAAACCTGTTTTCAGACGACCTTAAAACGTCATCAGGCAGAGCTTGGCGGTGTATCGTTCGCTGTCCGCCTCCGGCGTTGAGTACCGCACCGGCTCGACGTTGCCCAAAGCCGCGTCATGCGTGCGCCAAATGACATTAAATTCGCGCCCGTCGTAATGGGACAATGTCATTTCCAATTCGGGGACGTCCGTCCAATCGCGTAAAGTGCGCAAAGACCCCAAGTCCAGCCATACCCAATCCCCTGACAGCGTAATCGGGCGGCCGTTTGCCTTGATTCCCTGCTGGATCACCAATCCGCCTGACAGAGTGCGCTGCGGCGCAGCCTGCGCCACCTTGTTCCACGAAAATTCATCTTCCCAACGCATATCCTGCGGCAAGCGGATGCTTGCGCCGGTGTCCTTGCGCTTTAAAATCCAATTGGTCATTTCAGACGACCTTTGCCTAAATATAAAACCCCATTAAAGCAAAAGCCCCGAAAATCGGGGCTTGGCATGGTTGCAGTTGGGTTTGTATTTCCCATCTGATTTAACTTGTCCGCTTGAACGAGTTTTCCAGTTGCGTCATCAGGCTGCCGACTGCTCTGTTGGCGACTGCCTCGTCGCGTTGCGCCAAAAGGCGGTTAAGGTCGTCTGTATTGACGTTGACCTGCGGATTGCCGATTTGCTGCAACTGGCGTGCCACATTGTTGCTGCCGCTTGCCGTGTTTTGGCTGCGGGCGCGGTCTTGGGCGGCAGACTCGGCGCGTTTGTTGCGTTGGCGGTCGTAAATCTGCTGTTGCAGCTCGATTTGACGCTGGTATTCGCGGGCGATGTCTCCTTGTCCCAGTTGCTTGGCGTTTGCCAGTTTCTGATTCAGCTCGCGCAGCTTTTTCTCCTGCTGCAAAGCGTAGCCCGCTTCGGCATTGCCGTTGAGTTCGGCAAGCTCGGCTTCTAGGGCGCGGGTTGCGTCGCTTGCCTCTTGGCGCAGCGCATTCAGACGACGTTGCGCGTCTGCAATCGCATTGCGAAACTTGGTCAGCTCGGTATTGCCCAGCTTGTCGGCAGCCGCCGCAGCCGCACTGGCTGCATCGTTCAATACCCCTTGCGTCAACGCGCCCTGCGCCGTTGCGTCGCTCAACCGCTGCATAGCGGAGTTGGCAAGGTAAATCTGCTGGGTATAGTCCTTCATGCGCCCGATTTGCAACGTTGCTTCCATACCGATTTTGACGCCCCTGAATTTTTGGTTCATCAATTCAAGCTGTTCGTTGTTGAACTTGACGTAGCCGCCCGTCTGACTGAGCCGGTAGCCGTAGTCGGTTACGGCTTTGGCGGCTTTTTCGGTCGCTGCCGCCGCCTTTTCCGCACTCGCCGCCGCATCGTCGTTTGCCTTGACCACCTTACTGACGGATTGGGCATGGCTTTCCGCCGCCTGCGCGCCTTTGTTGTGGGCGTTTTTAGCGGATTCCCCCGCCTGCGCGGCAGTATCGTTCAGCCCTTGATAGGCGGCTTTGGCTTTTTCCGCGCCGCCTGAAGCCGCGTCGCCCAAACGGGCAAGCTGCTCCTGCGTCAACAGTGCCGCATCGCCGCTGGCTTTGAGCTGGTGCTGGAACTCGGCGAACTCCTCCTTGCTTTTGAGTTTGCCCATCATCTGTTCAAACGCCGCCTGCATCAGTTTGGCATCTTTCTGACCGGCAGCCGCTGCCTGTTCGGACGCGTCCTTAAAGTCGGCAAACGCCTGACGTGCGTCGCTGCTGATACCTGTCATCACGGCTTTGCTGTCCACGCCGATTTTGGCGAATGCGTCGGCAACCTTATCGGACGCAACAGGCGCGGCGTCGCCGATTTTTTTGATTTCCTCGGCGGTCATGCCCGCTTGTTTGCCTGCGTCTTCCAAGGCGGCTTTCAGCTTCTCAACTGCTTCGGGGCTGTCCATCTGCTTTAATGCCGCCTGAAATACACGTGACATCTGCTCGGCATCATTGCCAAACTTGGCAGCGGCGGTGGAAAAGTTGGCAATCCCTTCCGATGCTTTCTTACTCAGACCGGTGGTGACTTCTTCAGCCGTCAGCCCCAAGGATTCAAGGGCTTTCTGCGCTTCGGCAAGTTCGCTCGCATCCGCACTGATTTTGATGTTTTTCTTGTCAAGCTCGGCTTTCAGGTCGGTGGTTTTGGTGCGCACGGTTTCCAGCTTGATTGCCAGCTCGCTGTAAAAATCGCCAGTTTCGCGCCCGTCGGCACGCAAGGCGGCCATACTGCGCTCCAACGCAGCCTGCTCGGCAGCGGAAGCACGATATTCGGCTTGCAGGGCTTTGACGGCGGCAGCTTCTTCTTCGGCGGCTTTGGCTTTGGCGGCAGCGGCTTTTTCGGCGGCTTCAGCAGACCGTTTGTTTGATTCTTCCAGTTCGCGCTTGATTTCGGCGTCAGTTTTGAAAAATTCGTGATATTTATCCAAACTTCCCGTCGTCAACAGGCTGTCAATCATAGCTATCGGACGCGCCATCTCGTCAAACACTGCACGAAGACCAGGAATATG